TCATCTTCTTTATCATACAATTCTGGATAAAAGTCTAATTTGATTGGTTTTTGTAAAAATCCAATAGCAATATCATTAGTACCATATTTATCAGCATCATAATCTTTTGGCCAAATAAAATTATTTACCTCTATAGTATCAGTATCTAATTTTACTACTGATGTCTTATATCCCTTTACAACATGCGCTGCTGTTAATATAACATTTTCTGTAATCACTACAGCAGACGCACAAAATGGAGTTTTGTCCTCATACATTCCACATAATTTAACTATATATTTAAAATGCGAACCATATTCTATATATTTATGGTCTGGTACTGACGGATCTATCGTTCCTGCAATAGCATATGAAATCAAACAAAAAGATAATATTAGATAAGTTAAAATAGATTTCATCATAATCTCCTATTATATTAAGGAGTTTTAATTAACCTAATTAAATACACCAATATTATCCATTTCTGAATACTATAGAATATCTTTTATGTTGAACTGGTAATATAGCATGAGTCCAAGAGTATCTTATTTCGTCTTTAAGTTGTAATATGCTTAATTTAGGCACTAAAATCTGTTGTTCTTGTTGTCTTGGATGATTTAAAACCATAGTTGCATCTGATAATAAACTAAGGATAGTAATAATTGGACCACTTTCAATACTGTCTATATGTGGGGCAATAGCATTACCAGGTAAATATTCATTAATGGATATAGAATTTGGTTTGACTAATAATAATTGACTTTCAACTAATTTTTGTCCAATCCTATCTAAATAGTCTGGTATAATACTAGACTCTATCTGATTTTTATAAGGAGTATTAGATCCAAAACGTCTTACACTATTTCTTTCAGAAGATCTTTTTTTACCTTTAGATTCTGGTATTCTAGAGACTATATCTTGTTCCTCAGATTCTGTTAAAAAATCTGGAACTAAAATTAGTCCTAGACTATATAAATCTGTCATAAAATTTGAGAAGCAATTAAGCAACCTTTAGATACCGCATGTAATGGATCTTTAGCGTGTCTCACTTCTTTAATTGCTAATGGAAAGTTGTTACCAGATAATTTTTCTATAAATTTTTCTACATAACCATTAGCCTGAGATGTTCCACCAGCAATAACTATAGTAAGAGGATTTTTAAATTTTGGTAAAGATTTATGACCATTTAAGGCCATACTTAATTGTTTAGTAGTATAATCAATCAGTCTTTCATAATATGCAGATACTGCACCAAGAATAGGATTTTCATTGGGTTCGCCAATTTTAAAACCACCCGCCTCCTTCTCTGCCTGAACAACACTATCCGGCTCTCCGGTCGCCACAGCGCTCATACGATCAACCCAGTCGCCTGACTTGGTGGTACTAAAGACTACTGTAGGTTCACCATTTAACATGACACAAACATTTGTCATACCAGCACCACAACTAATTGCAATACCAGTATATTCTTCAGTATCTAATTCAGCATAGCATAAAGCCTCTGCTTCATTGATTGCACGAGCATCATAACCACATTCACCTAATACTGTTTTAACAACATCTTCATGATATCCTACATCAAAATCTTCATCTTCTTGATCTACTGGTTGAGCAGGGATGCAGAATACTAATTTTTCGCTGGACTCTGAGGCTGTTCCGACTACTTCTTTTAGAATAAAAGCTAAAACTCTTTTTGCATCTTTTTCTTTAGAAGATACTACTCCTTTATACATTGGTCTTTTTGCAGTATCGTTTCTTTCTATTGCTTTTTCAATAGCGTCTTTACCTAATAGAATAAAAGAACCATCAGTATCTTTAATAAAGACTTTTCCTGCTAATCCTTTTTCAATCATCTTTGTGGCTACTGGTGTTGTTGGCTTTATAATATAAAACGCATCTCTGAAATCTTTATATTCTATTCCTTCTTGCGTTTGTTTGGATAAAACAATAAAACTTGTTCCTACGTCTAAGCCGACTGCCATAAAATTATCCTTTCATTCTCTTTAGTTTATCTATTGAATTAGTAATATTTTCATTAGAATTTTTAATTTCGCCAAGATTTTCATACTTCTTAATCATACCATCAGTTTTAATATCTGTAATATGAATCTTCTCATCAATATTAATAGTATTATTTGATGGTTGAGATTGCATAAAAGATTTTGGCTTATTAACTATAGATACACCGGATATTGATAATATTTTTCCTAGCAAGAATCCTAAAATAAAAGATAAAATATTTAATATTACTAATATAATAACAATAATAGTATATATATTATTCATACATTACCTATGATTCTTCCCTTTTGTGTTCTAACAGCATAACCTTGTCTAATCAAATATGGCTCTATACTGTTTTCAATAGTTTCTATAGCAATTCCAGTTAATGATGAAATACTTTTTAGTCCTAAAGGATTGCCCTTATTCTTACGAAGTATATCAAGATACATTCTATCATACACATCTAAACCCATACTATCAATTCCCTGACTACTAAATACAACATCAATATCTATATTTTTATTTTGATGATAAGCAATATAGTTCTTGTACCATTGTAGTCTAGCATTTAAAATTCTTGGTGTTCCTTTACTTCTTTTGCCAATTTCTAATAGATTAGAATCAGAGATCATTAGTCCGAGCTTTTGTGCGTTCAATCCTGCTAGTTTGGCTAACTCATCTGGTGTATAAAAAGACAAATGCTCTTTAATTGCAAAACGATCATAGAATGGCTGACTTAAACTGCCACCACTAGTAGTAGCCCCAACAAGAGTAAATACTGGAAGATCAATAGTCTCTGGTTTAGACTCTAGAGTTATATTTAATACAAAATCTTCCATTACAGGATAAAGGAATTCTTCTACTAGTTTAGGAAGTCTATGTATTTCATCAATAAAAAGTACGGACTGTGGTGCAATACCCATGAGGTATGGTAGTAAATTTTTAACACTACGAACATTGGCCGCATTGATCGTATATAGATTGGTCTGTAGTTCGCTGGCTATAGCACTCGCTATTGTCGTTTTACCAAGGCCAGGAGGCCCGTCAATTAAAACATGAGGCATCGTACCACCAGAACTTAAACAGCCCTTCACCATGATTTGCAGACGGTCTATAACCTCTTGCTGACCAATGATGTCACTGAACTTAGTGGGCCTCATAATATTATTAGACATTTGTACTCCTTAAAGATGCCAAAGTTTGTTTAACCAAAAGTAATGGATTATCATTAGGCTGTTCATTATAACTTTTAACTATAATTTCTCTAGCCTCAGCACTAGTAAATCCATATGGTATTAGTGCTTTTATAGTTTGTGCTAATAAAAATTCTGGTATTTGTTTACTAGTCTTTGGTGATGATTCTAGTTTTTCTTTCTGTATTTTTGGTTTATTTTCTTGATCAAAATACTTGATTTTAAAACCAGACACACGCCTAACTGTAAAGATATTATCACAATCACAAACAACTTTAAATTGATCTGTTGATGCTTCCTTAAAAGAAAGCCAATGGATTGATCCACATTTATTACACAAATATTTTAGATGAACGTCGTGATCAATCGGTTTCTGGTGTTTCATTGTTGTCTTTTTTTATCCAAAACACAAAGTCATTAGACTCATTATCAAATCCTGACTCTATGATGTCTTTTTTTACCAATTCATTAAGAACATTACTAACCATTCTAGCATTTAAGTCTTGTACAATTTTAGCGAATAATGTCTCGTTTAAAATATATCTAACTCTATCAGACTTTTTATGTTTCTGTTTCTTGACTACTTGTTTAACTATTGTTAGTGATTCTTCATGAGACAATACTTTATTCATATCATTTGTATCAGATTCTTCAATGAGATCCATAGTATCATTGATTGGATTATTACTCTCCCATTTACCAAAATTATTATAAACTATAATCCTTGTTTTATCAGTAAACTCATTTAGATCATTGATAACAAACCATTCATTCATAATAACTCCTAATTAAGAATTTCAAATAATCCATTATAATAATCCGGTTGTAAAACAAAATGTTTAGCATGTGCTTGAATATGAAGTTTATATTCTTGATTAATTGGATCTGATATAAAATATTTCTTTTTCCATATTGGATTGCCAGCATAATTGGATCCCAAATACTGGAAGGAATTATCCTTGCCAGCATTGGGATTCCAACTATTCACAGGTAACGAAACAGCAGGCCAACCGGGCAGATTGATAGGTTTATAAGCAAATCCAATATCTTCCCAGTTAGTATTTTTAATAATATCAGAAAGCCACTGAGACAACGGAGTATCTGGCCCAATATCAAATTTGAAATAGTAATGAAATGGATTCAATGATGGATGATCATAATCATACTGATCATCATCATATTCATTATCATCATAATCTTCGTGCATGATATATCCTTTAAAAGTGGTGATGGAATCGAACCATCCTTTAACTAGTATCCGCCCAGCGGCCCACTTTCTTCCAACGATCAATACTGATCGTCGTAATCGTCCTCGTCATCATAATTTACATCTTCATCCTCGTCATCAAACTGATCCCAGTATGATTCATCAAGATCATAATTATCTTCATTATAATCTTCATCCTCGTCATAACTAAAATCAGACGAATAAAGAGGCTTCAGAAGTTCGCCTTGATACTCTCCGACAACTTCATATCGGCAAGTGCGAAGTTTCTCGCAGTTACAATCACTTGGAACACTAACAACATCACGCGGATTAATCTTGACGATCACAATACGGTCGCCAGATTCCACAGACCCATAACCGGCCACATAATTCAATGCACCAGCATGAAGTCCATCAGAGCATCCTCTTGCACGATCATCGTCAACTTTGGCTCGTTGCATCTTAACAACTTGACCAACACTATTATCAAATACTCCACGATACTTATCCTTGTAATCATTCCTGACTGCCTTATAGGCTAGGAAATGACCATCCTCAGTAATGGGCAGATGTTCATGCTCAAGGAAATCGTAAAGTTCCTTCTGACTCTGCATACTAGGATTTTCCATAAGATTATTCAGGAAATTAACAAGAGGCTGGAAAGGCAGACCCTTGCTCATAAACTCTAGAATACGCTTACTAATACTACCATGAACAACCTCACCTTCATAAGTGACCTGACCATTCTTGATCTCAACAAGACCATCGCTAAATGCAGCAACAGCCTTTTCAACATCAACAATCTCAAGCAACTCATCAACGGTTGCAGTTGGCAAACTCTCCAGAATCATCTTGTAATTAATATGATCTGGCAAAACCTGATAACTCTTGTTATTAAGAACAAGCGTCAAATTACCATCAACAAACATAAACGGAACAGACATGATTAAACTCCTTAGTGTTACTTACCTGTGAATTACTTAATCAAACTACTCAACTGAATCTTGAACAGATCAACGCTATCACTATCCATTTGAGCAAACCAATCCTTACCACTATTAGTATAATAACTAGCACGATTATCAAGACTAGAGATAGGATTTTTATCGGTCAATTCTCTAATCATACCAGTTACTTGGTTCGTTCCCATAATATACTTGATCATCGGATTCTTGTCAATAGCCTCTTTAATCGTTTTCCTGACTTCAGATGCTTTTGGCAATTGATACTTAGTCTTAGTCTGTGACTTGATAATATTAACATACTTATCACTATCAAGTCTATAGATACGATCATTAATCATATTAAGTAGACTATGGTACTCTACATTAGTAGTACGAATATTTTCACTATCAATCTGATCAATACCAATCGTTTGTAGAATAGTATTCATATGATCAAAATATGCTTCTTTAGTAAACTTTGTAATGTCGTACTTAAATCTATGAATAGTATCGGCAAAAAATTCTGTAATCAAGTAATAATTGACAGCATCAACCATATCTTGATTTTTGATAAACTTAGCATAGTCCAGACCAAAAATATTCAACATATGGTATGCGAATTGGTGTAGGACTGTGCCATGATTATAGTATCTATAAGTATTTATGGTTGTATCACTATCTTGATGTTGCTTGCGACAATATTCCACAAGATCGTTATAAGATATGACACTATCAAAACGACTCTTGATTTTCTTTAGGCTATCCATAAAGAAGTCATTAAACGGAATCATATTGTATCCATCGTCAGACATTTTCTTTACAAGACTACTCTTGATAGCATAAATCTTAGTATTGCCAAACATATCCTTGATTAGATTCTTCATTGAAGCATCAGTCATCATATAGTTTAAGTCAGAAATCATGGGCAGATTTTCATTGTCATTACTCTTGTAACGAGTAATAGGAATATATACAATATCTTCACTATCACTAAAATCATCAAGTTCGGTCTGTGTCAGTGTCTTTAGAAATTTAGCGTCGTTATACTGATTAGTAATATCTCCGCTATCCTTAGATGCTCCATAAATAAAGAATACATCTTGATCACTAACACTACCCTGACTACTTCTTGTGCTTTTCTTTCTTGGAGTATTACTTTGGCTCAGATGCTTATAATCAGAAACCTTTAGCAGATTATCCTGACCAACATCCTCAATCAACTTATCAAAACCCTCATTACTCTTGGTATGATCCTTGGTATCAAGAATCATATAACCGAAACAATCGTTTTGATTACAATACTTTGTAACAATCTTCTTTGCTGTTTCTTCGCTCTTAACGTCACACACAAAGAAAGCGATCTTGCCATTTTTCTTAGCACTATAGTAGTAGCCATAGCCCTTACCAGTTAGTGTCTCATTATGGATTTTATCCGTAAGAGCAATCAGTCTGCGTGACCTATAGCCAGAACTCTTATAGTTAAAGACATACAGATTCTTTCCAGCAGGAATCTTATATTCTAGATCATTACCAGAATTAATAGAATGACTCTTACCCTTGCTGTCTGTCCACGAAGCACCAACTCCCCATCCACCAGCAAGTTCATTCAGGGTATAATATGTGGTAATTGCTTCGATCTTAGTTTTAGCATCAGCAATCTTTTGGCTAAACATACTCTTGAGTTCAGTAAAAATCTCCTGAGTCTTTTCTCTCAGACTTTTCTTGACTTGCTTGGTATACTGCAAACCTTCTCTTGAAACATCCATTTCAAGTTCGCCAATACCAAAATCCAACTCAAGATAAAGACCAGAATTGATAATCTCATGAACAAAATTCTTCCAACTATCAATGTCTGCCTTTTGGAAAGCACGATTCCATCGTTGAATATGATCGGGACTTTCCTGCTTTTCTTCGCCAATAATTTGGGCGGTTTCTACAGGGTATGCGATATTGCCCATAATAGCAATAACGCCACTATCAATACGATGATAACTACTAGGAAAGTAATTATTGTCATTGTTCAGACGGCAAACTCTCCAACCGTCGCCACTAATAACAATATTAGTATTGCTATACTTATGATCTTGTAGATTACCACCAATTCCACCCTCAATAATGGGCTTCATTCTAAAATAGTGATAAATACGCTTGGCCTTACTGGAGAACTCTTGAAAATCATGCTGCTTAACAGCAAAACCAATTTCAAGACCGTTAGGCTCGTCTGTGTCGCACGAATTAAAAAGATTAAGGGTGGGAACACCACTATCATCAATAGCGGCGATATAAGTATATTTCTTACCGTTAAAATAAGAAGTTGTAGTAAAACTCTTGGTATAAGCAAACGGACTCTTAGACCCTAGACCAAGACAACCAACAAAATCATTACTATCGTTCTTATTACTAGCCCCGTATGTAGTATACAGGTTCTCCATATCTGCCTGACTAAGACCAGTGCCATAATCACGCACCACAAAATTAGGATTAGCAGCGGTTGGCAAAGTTACCTTAAAAGGATTCTTATTGCCTGCTGAAATATGAGAGTCATAAGCGTTTGTAGACAGTTCACGAATAACCGCCATAACCTTGTCGGAATAAAGAGAGTCCGAAAGGATCTTAAACATTTTACTGGTTTGAGCAATATTAAACTGATTGCTACTAGCAACGCCAGCACTATGAGTATCAATAACACGATCTGCCAACTTCATTTTCTAGTCTCCAAGTTCCTGTGAATCGTTCCTGTGATAGCCCAAGTATACCATCGGCAAGATGGCTTGTCAACCTCCACTATCTTTTTTATTGGCAATCTGGATACTAATATAGCCAAAATAAACTGGTATCAGTCCAATATACCATACTGGAATTGGTATAGAGCAAAAACTTATTCCACACAGTATACTAATAATACTTAATAGATAGATGAAAAATTTAGGGAATTTAAGTTTTGCTAAAAAATATGAGATTGGCCCAATTAATATTGTGAATAACACTATTATGCTTACTAATAATGCTAAACTAGCCATCAACTTTCATCCTCATGATTATTCCACTCATCTTCTTCTTCATACTCATCATCTTCATAGGAAAATCCTCGTTCATCATAAGGAGTCCAATCTTCAGTCTCATCACCATCATTTAAATCTAATTCACCCTCGTCTGCTTCTTCTATAAAAACAGTGATAGTATTTAAAATATCTAGTAATTTCTCCAGAGTTTCGTCCATGCTCTTGAGTTTATTCTCTATATTTTTAACGCTTTTTTGTAGACTTGCTATGTCTTTAGATAAATCTTTATCCATATTATGTATTTCTTGATTATTCTTCATAACTTCTCTCATAATATGATCAATATCTTTTGACATAAAACCTCCTACTTTAGTCTTTTATATTCTTTTATATCGCCATTTTCCAATATTTTATTATCTTCATATGGTTCAGCAACACGGCGATAAAATTCTTGTTTAATATTTTCTAATACACCAGTAATCATTGCTATCTTATTATAAGATGGGTTTCCCATAAGTCCGCTAACAATTCTAGAAAAACAATAATTAATCCTACCTAAATATATACTAAAATCATGGGGATTATTTAATGAATGTTTAATATCACGAATACAGTTGATTAATTGGTCAACACAAACATCTAATTCTTCTCTATCATCTTCTTTGATATAAGGCATAATATTTACTCACATTTACAGTTATATTTTAAGCAATACGAACATTTTGGCCCAGGATCAATATTCCCCCAAGCATTAGCATCTCCATTAAAACTTTCTTTTCCAGTATCTATACAGACTAATTTTTTTGATCCATTCCTATTTATGATGCCCACATTATACCAATGACAATCCCAAAACTTTAACCCTGTTTTTGCTGCGATATTCTCTACTAAATCTTGAATATCTTGCATACTAATTATAGTATTGGCTTGACAGGTTTTTGCATACTCTGTAATATATCCCCAATCGCTGCTATTATAAAATACAACACCATCTTCTTTTGCAAAATTAAGTTTGCAGACTTTATCCAAAACCCTTGGGGCAAAATCAAACTTGGCTAATTTTTTCTGAATAGAATATGCTTCTTGTGCTTTCTTTTTGCTTCTAAATTCTTTAAATACAAGATCTTTATTATTCTTTATAGGATATACTTGACAGCACCCACCTTCATCAAACCAATCACTATAATCAATTTCGTAATCAGTATTAATCATTAGAATGTAGTTTCAATTATACTGTTACCCATTATAGACTCTGCAATAAGAATTGCTTCATTTAAATTATTGGTTTCAGTAATTTTTATACAGTTTTTGGGTATATCAATCCAATATGAACCGTAGACTCCATAAAAAGAATCTCCTTGGTCTGGATTGTGGAATAGAAAATCTTCGTAACTATTGAATGAGTCCGTATAGTATTCTCCATTTTCATCCTGCTTCTCATAAACCGTATCAACAATTAAGAATTTAAAATTAGGATGCTTTGGATTTTGTGGACTATGAACGACTCCACGATAAAATCTATTTGGTAGAGCGACCATATTGGTATCCTCTCCAATCCTCTTTCAAGAATTCTTCTCTATTAGAATAGAGGGGAACAACGGTATCTTGATCTAGATATGGATTATAATTGATGCTTAGTCCATACAAATCATGTCTGGTATTAATTCTACCATAAGCAACTACTTTAAAAGACTCCAATTTTTGTCGAAGTTTTTTAAGTTCATCTTTGGCATTTTGAATTGTAAATAATTTAGGAACAATACCTTGTTCGGCACAGTTCAAAATATAGTCTAATGGATCAGAATATTCATTCATGAAGCAAACCCAATTTTAGTTTTCTCCACAACAGTAACTTCTAATTCATTTGGCGCAAAATACTCAGTAGAATAACTACGACCATTCCACCAGCCACACTTATACGAGATATGATTGTCAGCACTAATAGTAGCACTAACTATAGTTCCATAAACATCATCAGTCAACTTCACCTTGCTGCCGATCTTATATAGTTCCAGAGAATTTTTACTCATTAATATATCCTTTATAGAATTTAATTGATAAATGAATAGGAGCGGTGGGACTCGAACCCACACTTGAAGGATTTTAAGTCCTTTATCTCTGCCATTGGATTACGCTCCCATAAAACAATCGACTACAAAAACCACTGACTTGAGGTTGATTACGTCTTGTTGTGCCTCTGCCATTTAGATTCTTGTAGCCGATTGCCTATTGGTTTTAAAAACCCTCTCAGCCGTTCGCGTGAGCCTTTAGGCGACGAACAACCTCTGCCATAGCCTCGACATTATCAACCGTCTTGGCTGGCTTCGCACGTTCCATAGCGGGAAGTTCCATACCCTTCTTAGCCAACGCTGCCTTTGTGCGAGCAAAACGAGCCATTGTAGTGGCAACCTTTTGACCCGTCTTATGGGCAATCTCAGCATAAGTCTTAGACGAAAAAACAGCCTCAAGAAACTGCTCATCAGAGCAACGAACACGCTTCTGCTTCTCAACCAGATTAACTTCAGCCATAATCAACCTCCAATTCAATCCAAAATCCACAAAACAGTACCAATCACGCGATCAGTTCAATCCTGCTTTGTATCCTCATTGTATCATCTGTTATCGGCTTGTCAACACCCTCAACTTGAATTTTTAAGCGGCCACAGGTTCCATTTTATTATGTTCAATATTTTCGATAAGTTTTTTTAGATTATTATTTTCTGTTTCTAGAATAGAAATAATTTCCTGTGCTTTTTCTAGTGCCTTATGTAGATGATAGACCTTATTACTTAACTCGTCAGCAACATAATTCTTCATTATCATTATGTGTCTCCTGTTATAAGGGCTTATAGGCACAGTATTAAGTACACCATTATATACTATTTAGAAATGCTTTCAACTCATCTATTTGTTTTTGATGCAAAATAATTTGATCAGTATATGGTCTACCGTATCTGAGTATCTGATATATGTATCTAGCCTTTTGCCATATAGACATTTTTGATGACACAAATGCACTAAAAATAGATAGTTCAATCATTTTAAATGATCCATCATAATCAATAACTAAAACTTCACTATGGCAATCACAACGAATAAATAGTGTGCGATAGTTATTTATTTTTTGGTCTTTTTTTACCAAAGATTCGGTCATAATTTTTTTCCCATGTTTTTTGATCTACACTTTTGGGTCTTGGTTTACTACCTTTACCATTTTGACTCATAATTAATCCTCAAGAACAAAACTCCAGTACCGACTATCTTCTTTCTTTTGCAGAGCGTCCCAATAGATTGAACGAGCAATATATGATGGAATCTTGTGCTTGCCACAATTAACCATCCAGTGACGTTCAGCCTTCTTGTAGGTTGTCGAGCCACTCTTACTCTTATTATATTTCAAGTGTTCCATGTCGTAAAGCCTAAGCATATGAACATCCAAACACAATGCTCTAGCCTCATTAGGATGAATCATTTCAAGAGCAAAACTAACCTTAGCCAAACCAATACCATTAATTTTGTTAACAATAGCGTCACGCTTCTTAACATGACCCTTCTTTGCTGTGAAATAAAAGTCTTTAGGATTGGCCCAAAACTTAGTAGCAAAATCCCAAATATATTTTGTACGATTATTGTGCAGACCAACTCCACTCTTGTGAAGTTTTTCTTTCAAAACATTTTCATCGTCAATCCATTCATCAAAATTCTTGATAGCATTATAACCCTTCACATTACCCTGCCAAGTGGTATGGACGCTTGTGTAGGCGAAGAGATAGCGACGAAAAATATCCTCAACATTCTGAGGACGCACACTTTCCCAATATTCTTTGTATGCTACTACTTTATCTCGCGGAAAAGTAGCAAAAAAAGTATCAGCCTTAGTCTTATCAAGCGTAGTATTCTGAACAGGAATAACCGTATTCTCGACAATCATAAACACTCCAATGTTAGAGACAACACTACGATTCTACACTACCAGTATCGTCTTGTCAAGACCCGTTCTTTAGATTCTTTTAGAGAATCCCAAACTTTCCTCTACTGCCCAATCAATATTATTGTCTATAATTTCTTTGATATATGATGGTACGACATAGGGTATTTTATTGACAGGTTCTGGTGCTGAACCAACTTTTTTTAAGTAAAACCTATTAGATATAGTATTCAAATAATTATCATAATTTTTAAGAAATGTGTCATACGAGAATAACACATAATTAGGAGCAATAACTGGCATAATTTCTGATAAAAATCTATGTTTTGTATTTCTCATATGAAATATATTTTGATATCTTTTTTTAGTAATAAAATTTCTATCTTGAATTATTTCATTATTATGATAATCAGTAGAATACCACTCATTTAATAAGAATGATTTAATATCTTGTAATCTATATGGTTCTATATGATGGGGTTGGTTTATCATAGCCATAATCCAATCATAAGGATTACGAACTATACCAATAAATAACACATGTTTATCTTTATAGGATATTGTTTCTGGTTTTGTCCAACCAAAAAAATGTTTGTTGCCATAAAATCCGGTTCGATGCAAACCGAATCTTTGCTTAAAACATTCTTCTATAAAATTAGTTCCAGAATGTCTCTCACCATAGATAATAAACTTATCTATATAACAACTACCGGAACTACAAATCTGTAGCATAATTAATCAAATGGACAACTGTTAGGATCGCCACCATTAGCAATAAATTGTTTATATTTTTCTTCATATTCAGTGCCTGTATGCAACCCGCTTTTTTGAGACTTTTGTTTTTCTTGAAGTTTTTGCTTTTTATACTGCTTCTTTTTGCTCTGTTTCAGGTTCTTATGTTTTTGTTTTTCTTCGATAAGTGAATCCAAAGCACCAATGTTTTTGGCTTCCTGCAAACCATATTCCTGAACTATTCTACGATTTATTCTAAACTCAGCACTTTTACTATATTTATTTGGTCTATATTTCACGATTGCTACCATGCAATATTTTAAATGTTGGAAATCTTAGACTAATACCACCATCTTGATTCTTAGTTTCTTCAAAATATTGAACTGTGATAATTTTACCAAGAATCTTTTTAGGATTTTGATAAAATTCTTGTCGTTGATCAATAGCGAATCCACTACCAACACGAACAATATGCTCTTTATGTTTAATCATTACACAAGAAAGCATAGTTTCTTCGTGTTCTTTACCATTTAATACATAACGAAATGGCCCATTTTCAATATCAATAACTTCATATTCGTCATCAAAAAACTTCTTAACTTTTAGTAGGTCTTTGCTACGCTTTCCCTTATATGGTTCGTCTGCTCGTAGCATTACACCTTCCCAGCCATAATCATTACCTCGTTTAGTCCATTCGGCAAAATGGTCATCGTCTTTAATAAGTTCTTGACCAAGCAAACTAAGACAAGTACAAGTATTATCTCTCATAACTGCCTCTAGATTATTATAGCGAATAGAATATGGCTTATTCTTTTGTCCTTGCTTGCTATAAAATTCGTCATGACTAATCATATCAAAAATCTTATAGGAAGGATTAGAAATAGTATGATCCTTCTTCTTGAGTTGTTTCATAACTCCTTGAAAGTCCTCATTACCATCATCATCAACAAGACAAAGTTCGCCATCAAATACTACATTAGTAATGTTAAGAACCTTAATACCGGCCCTAACAATAGCAAGAGTATCAAATTCTTTTCCCGTGCGGGAATAGAAGGTAGCATCACCATTGCTATCAACAATAGCAACACATCTAGCACCATCAATTTTTCTGCTAACATA